AGAAAAACAAGAAATAAACAAGATATTAACAATTTATAAACGGATATTTTAATTAATTTTAGAAAAACTATTGATTTTCTTTAATTAATTAGTTATATTATAGATGTAAATAGAAAAGAAAACACTAAACAACGGAGTTTAACATGGAAACGATCATCCCCAAAAACCTCATCGAAGGCGCCAACAACAACAGCTTCTTTAATCGCGGTTCAGGCCTCGAAAGAGACGCGCAGAATGAAAGCAACCGCTTCGAAGGCTGCGAAGAAATCAAGCGCCTCGAAAAGCGCCTCGGCGGCTTCACCGACGAACAGCGCGGAATCCTCGAGGAAAGGGCCGCAGGCTGGCGCGACCTCGTCAAGGAACAGTACACCGAGAAGGCCGCGTTCAACGCCAACAATACGCCGTGGTTCATCGCGGGGCCGGCAAACTACAACGGGAGCCTCTACAACAAGCGGCTGGAGGCCAGCGAGCGCAAGTTCGAGACCTTCGAGGAGAAGAAACAGCGCTACATCAAGAACACGCTCGACATGCTGGAGAAGGCAACGCCGCCGGAAGTCCAGGTGAGGATCTGGGCGGAGGGCCGGCAGGGATACGGCGAGACCATCGCCGCGGATGACCCGCTCGCGGTCGAGAAGATGGAGGCGCACATCGCCCACATGGAACGGGTACACGCGCAGCAGGTCGTATTCAACGCATACATCAGGAAGAACGGAACCGCCAAGGGCTGCCCCGGAATCCACGAGGGGTACGCCGAGAAGATCGACGCCGAACTCGCGAGATGCCCCTACAGGCGCCACAAGTTCTTTTTCACCGACCAGGACCAGGCGAACATCAGGAACAAGCAGAAGAGGCTCGATAGCCTGAAGAAGCACCGCGCCATCGCCGAAGAGGAGAAGGCCGAGGGCCTGAAGGTGGGCGTGCTCGAAAAGGACGGCCTGAGGGTTGAGAACAACCACGAGGCGGCACGCGTCCAGCTCTTTTTCGACGGAAAGCCGGACGAGGAGACGCGCGGAAGGCTGAAGGCCAACGGCTTCCGCTGGAGTCCACGCTTCGGCGCGTGGCAGCGGCAGAACACCCCGAACGGGATGAGAGTCGCAAAGGCGCTCTTCGACGCATGGGACGGCGAGAAGTTCGGGAAACTCAACGTTTTCGCGGCATAAAGCGCTCGCGGGGACCCGCGCCCCCGCATGCCGTTAATCAACACTAAACCGGGCCACGGGCCCAGAGGATTAAACCATGAGAACGTACACCATCGAAGAAGCAATCGAAGAAATGGCCAACACCGTCCAGGTATTCAGCGCGGGCTATGGCACGTGGGACGTCAAAGCAAATCTCGGCATCCGTTCGACAGGCGAATACGTCGAAGACAAATTCACGACTCACGACGAGGAATGGAAGACCGGCGAGTTCGACGGCGAACGCTTCAACCCGCAAGACTACGAAGAATGGCTTGACGATTTCTACCGTCATGAATTCGCAGAAACTTTGACGAATTACGCAAAGGAACTAATCACCGAGGACATCAAGAAGCAATTATTCGATGAATATTGCGACATTAAGTGGAATGACAGCGCGAACGAAGACAACTACGAGCCATCAGAATCCCGCAACGAACGCGCCGCTCGCAAGATTATCGAGTCGTGGGTAGATGACAACGAATGGCCGGATAACGTTGTCGTGACCGCCGATAACAGCACGATATTCGTCTTGGACGAATATGAAAGCGAATTCGCCGACTCGGACACCGGCGCACTCGCTATGCTCATCGACGGCAGGGGCAAGGCTTTTCTCGACGCTTTCAACAGCAGGGAGGACTAGACCATGATGACAAAAGGAATGAAAATCATCGACAACATCGCCCGCACCTTCAAGCGCCCCATGGAACTCGACGACATCGTGCGCGCGTCCAACGACGCGAGGAGCACAGGCGGGAGCTTCACGGCCAACGACGTCGCCGACATGCTGCGCTGGGCCTTCAACGTGGCGATAGACGCGACGGGGAACCGTGACGCGCTGCGGGGGCTCGAGGAGCACTACAAGGAACTTTGCGCCCAGAACAGGCAGGCGTGCCGAAAGGAACTGGAAGAGGCCTCCGAACGTGCCGAACGTGCGGAACAGGTCGCGAGCGAAGAATACCGGAGGGCCAAGGACGAAATGGAAGACGAGCTCAGGAGGTACAGGGACAGGGCCGACGAATTCGAGGAGAAGGCCGAATGGTACGACAACCTCGAGGAGATCACGCCCGCCGACATCTTCGACGCCATCGTCGAGAAGGACTGGAGGGAGGCCACCTTCCAGGATACGCAGGACATCGCGGAAAAGATCCGCGAGTGCGGGCGCACCTATACCTTCAGCGGGGCACTGGCCGTATAATAAATTAAACTTGCTTTTGTTTAATTGTTTAATTATATTATTCAAAGAGGAACCAATGAGGAAGTACAGAAGCTACAGCGAAGTACCCGAGAACGAGAAGAAGATGCTCCAGCGGGCCGACGCGCTCATGAACGAAACCCCGCTCCACGTCCGCGACGGCGTGCAGCTCTGGGGGGAATTCGTGGAGGACACCCTCGACTGGTTCGTCGACCTGTGGCGACACGGGCGCGACGACCTGGAGAAGGTGGAGGCCGGAGAGACCAACCACGAATTCACGTTCACGGCGGAGTCGAGGGACGGGACCAGGTGGGAGTCGATGCCGGTTGACTGCCACAAGTTCAGGGCGGGCGACGTTGTGGGCCGGTTCGTGGACGGGTCCGGCCTGGTGGTAGTCGTAACGAAGAGAGGAAGCGATGGAAATTAGATGCTTTTGCCCGAAGTGCGGGCAGGAATTCACGATGGACGTCAAGGAACCGGAGAGGCCGAGGCAGAAGAGGTCCGTAAGCGAGGAGGAACGCGAGAGGCGTGCGGAGCGCATGCGCGCGCTGCGTGCCCAGGGCATAGGCGGTCGTCCCAAGGGCGTGAAGGAGAAGGCGCACCGGAGCACGTACGGCGTGCCCAGGAAGAAGGCGCCCGTAGATGGGTAACGGATTCCACCCGAGACTGCCCGAGGGGTGGGTCATGATAGGCGTCGCGGCACGCGCACTGGGCGTGCGCCGCATCGACCTGTGGCGAGGGATACGTCGCGGGGAGATCACCGCCTACCGCGAATTCCAGATAGGCAAGAGGATTTTCTACGGATTCCGGAAGGAAGACCTGGGGATATAGGAGAAAATTTCTCGCGAAAGTATACATTTTGTAGGATTTTTGCAAGAAAGGGCGGCTAGGCCGTCCTTTTTCCGTACCATGCCGCCAATCGAACAGAAACAGCCCTTGGAGGCCGTCTTTTGTTTTGGCCGTGTATCTCCTACCCCACTCGTCTATAAAACGCCCTCGCCTCACGCATGAGTGAATATGAGGGTAATGTACATATAGGGAATACTGTTTAATCTTGGATAATGGTATTTACTCAATCATACTCATACTCTTATTGATACTATCAATAGGGTCGCCATAATTCGCTATCGGTTCGCTACAATTCGCTAGCGGTTTGCTAGCGGTTCGCCATTTTCAACGGCACTAATAATGGCTTTGAGTCCGCTCAGGACTATCCCCATGGGGTCCTCTCTGTCATTTTCGCGACCTATATTTTTCTTTATCGCCGCCGCGGTCTCGGTGCCGAAGGCTTCCTCCAGGGTCATGCCGTTTTTCAGCAGCATGCCGAGTTTTTCAAGCGATATGCCGCTCTTTCCGCTCAAATAGAGGCTTACGGTGCTGTCGGAGCACCCGAGCAACTCAGCGACCTGCTTGTTGTTCAGGTTCTTGCGTGCCATGAAAGACGAAATACCGTCGATGATGTTCATAAAGCCTCCTTTTTGCCAAAATTTAGCAATACCGAAATTATTTTGAAAAATTTTCAAAAAAAGTCTTGACAAATTGAGAAATACAAAATATATTTTGAGTGTTGAAAAGGAAAGTTGAGTAATACTCAAAAAGGAATAATCCAAAATGGCTGAATACAAACAGGTTAGCGTGACACCGGAGACGAAGGACAAGATAGACTCCATCAAGGACGCACTCGCCAAGGAAGGCGTACCCATGCAGGCACCGGCCATCGTAGGCGCCGCCGTGAACATGTATGCGGAATCCGTGAAGAAGGACTGATGAAGCGGGAGTTCTGGGTAAAGATGGAATTCGCCGACTTTTGCTCACACTACCTGAACATGACACAAAAGGAAGTGTTCATGGATGTCAAGCAGAGCATGGCGGACATGATGTCGGGGAATTCCGCCGGCAAGTCCTTCGGGGCCAAGATGGTCGCGAAGGCCCGCGAACGTCTCGCGAAGCTCGGCCCCATCAATTCCGAGAACGGCAAGAAGGGGGCTGATGCCAAGTGGAACAGGATTCCCCTCCCGAAAAACAAGCAGGAAGTCATCGAGTTCGCCGCCGACAACGGGCTCGACACGGACGACGCGTCCACGTGGGCGGAACAGAACCTGCGCGAACGCCGTGGCAGGGACAAGGACGGAAACCCGATAATGAACTGGAAGGGCGCGCTAATCAACTACTGCAAGGCGATGGAAAGCAAGAGGTCCGCATGAGAACGAAAAGAAAGGAAGACTCCAAGGTCATCGCCGGCATGAAGTCCCTCTCCAGGGAGAAGGCTGCGGAATACGTCGGACTGTGCGAGTCCACGTTCGACAGGATTGTCAGGCTCTCAAGGATTAAGAAGGCGAAGGTGCCCGTGAAGTTTATCCAGCTCGTCAAGGGCGGGGACATCTGGTTCCCCGTAAAGTACCTAGACGAATTCGTTGAACAGGTTATCGAAAAGGGATGCGCGATATGAGCGAAAATGAAACCATCGAGAAGGAATACAGGTCAAGCGTGGAGAACGGTAAGAATGGCGGAAGGCCCGCAAAGACTACGGCAGACGGGGACATCCGCGAGGACTCCCAGGCGAAACCCGACCGGTCGGCGATTACCAGAAACGAGACCGGAGCTCATGACGCTCTCGAACCGTCTGCCAACCATTACGGAGACGCCCCTCGCCGCGAGACAGGGGAGGCTTTCTACCGCCGCGAAAGCGGTACTTCTGCGCCCGCCACCGTCTCCAAGAATATGCGGCGAGTGCCGCAGAACGAAGCCCCAGCGCACGGATTCAGCGGTGGGCGTACCGCGCAGGGTACTATGTCCCGCTCCCCGGAGGCGGCTGCGCAATCCGGGAAAGCTTACGACCAAGAAACCGACCAGGTAAGCACAGACGAGGCTCGGCAAAGCCAGGCTCTGGAAAGCCGGCGCACGGGGACGGCGGTGCCCGAGTTGAGACGGGCCGCGCATAGTCCCGCCCCCGTGCGTTCATCCGGGCCTAAGCTGGCACGAGAAAAGACCGCTGGGAGGAACGCATGAGTATGATGGAGAAGGAATACAAGAGTACGAAGAGCCACAGCACTTTCGTCGCACGCGGGACGAAAGACCGCGCGTTCCTCTTGGTCACCGGAGAGGCGGCCACCATCGGAAAGGTAAAGAAGGAAGTCGAGCGCATCCGTATCGGCGGCGGCTCCTTCTGGGAAGTCGACACTCTCGCGAGGCAATTCGCGGCAACATACTAGGAGACAACAATGGGAGAAGGCATCAATTTCGAACGAAACGTGGAATACCCGGACGGAATCCACGAAAGAATAGAGAAGAACGAATACCACGAAACGAACATTGTGGCGCTCGCGATCATCGGGGCGTCGGTAGGTGCGACCATTATAGGCTTGACTTTGCTTTTAATCATCTAGATAAAGGAATACTCTATGGGAACAAAAGAACTTACAAGGTACAAGAACTTCGACGCTGGGACTGAATTCCTCTCCGCCGAAGAACGCGGGACGTTCCTCCGCACAATGCGGCACATCGCCGACACGGCTATCAACGCAGGATGCCGTCAGCTTCTTCTGGCGGACCTGGAAACAATCAACGCGCTCGAAGAAAAGAACGAGGCCATGTTCGAGGAGTGGATCAATGCCTAAAGAAATCCGTAGACTTACCAACTCTATGCGGTCGAAGTTCGCCGCATGCCACAGGGCCTACAAGCTCGCATACGTCGACCTGAAGCGACCCGCCATACCTTCCGAGGCGCTCTCCTTCGGGACGGCCATGCACTCCATCCTCGAGCACTACTGGAAGCGCGAGGGCTTCGAACCAGTAACGACGGGCGACGAGTTCCGCGACGTCACACTCCGCGAGCTCTTCGAAGGCTATGTCCGCAGGTGGCTCGACGAGGACCTCGAGAAGTACGAACCCGTAGGCGCCGAAGTCTACTTCGAGGCACCGCTCATGAACCCCGAGACGGGTGGCATCTCAAAGACCTGGAAACTCGCCGGCAAGATTGACGCGATCGCACGCGATAGGGCGACCGGGAAGGTCGTAATCGTCGAGCACAAGACTACCTCCCAGGACATCGGGCCCGGTTCCGACTACTGGAAGAAAATCCCCATCGACGGGCAGGTGAGCGGCTACTACGTGGGAGCCCAGGTGAACGGATACGACGCGCAGGACTGCGTGTACGACGTAATCATGAAGCCGGCATTGCGACCCTCCTCCTCCGTCCCCGTACTCGACGACGACGGGCTCAAGATAGTCGTGGACGAGGTGACGGGCGAACGCGTCATGAAGAAGGACGGCACGCCCCGACAGAGCGCCGGAGAAGGCATGAGGCTCCTCACCCGCGACGAACTCCCCTGCGAGTACGCGGAACGCCTCCGCGACGACATCTGCGCACGTCCCGACTACTACTTCCAGAGACTCTCCGTGGCCCGTTCCGAAGGCGACCTCGCCGAATACCTCTACGACATGTGGGCGGTAGGACGTGAAATCGCGGATGCAGAGAAGATGGGCCGCTTCTCCAGGAACCCGAACGCATGCTCCATGTACGGGCAGTGCGAATACTTCGACGTGTGCACCGGATGCGCCTCCATCGACGACGTGACTCTGTTCCGCACCGCCGAGAGCCCGAACGAAGAACTTGACAACACTCAAACAAAAGGATAAGCAACATGGCACTTTTCGACAGAATAAAGAAAGGACAGACGGTACGAGCACCGCGCATCATGATGATAGGCGTGGAAGGCGTAGGGAAATCCACCGCAGGCGCGAGCATGCCCAACCCCGTATTCATCTGCGGCGAGAGCGGCCTCGTAGGCCCGCAGTTCGCTGACACCCCGAGCTTCACTCCCGAGAACTGGGGAGAAATCCTCCAGTTCGTGGACGAGCTCGCGCAGGACAGCCAGGGCTTCAAGACGCTCGTCATCGACACTCTCGACTGGGTGGAACCGATGCTCTACGCCCACGTCTGCAAGAACGCGAACCACAAGAACATCGAGGACTTCGGGTACGGCAAGGGCTACGTCGTGGCCCAGCAGGAAGCGCGCCAGCTCCTCGCCCGTCTAGACCGCCTCAACGCGAACGGCATGAACATCCTGCTCCTGTGCCATTCCCAGATCAAGACCGTGAACAACCCGACCGGCGACAACTACGACCACTTCGAGAGCAAGGTGAACGCCAAGATTTCCGGCATCTTCCGCGAGTGGTGCGACTGCGTGCTCTTCGCGCAGTTCGACATGTACACGAAGAAGGACGGCATGAGGGCCAAGGCCTTCGGCGGGGACGGGCGCATCGTGCAGACCACCCACAGCGCAGCCTGGGACGCGAAGAACCGCTACGGGCTCCCCGAGGTGATGCCGCTCGACATGGGCGCCATCATGGAGGCCATCACCGCAGGCCAGGTGGACGTAGAAGCGCTAAAGACGGAATTCAGCGGCTACATCAAGGACATGAAGCCCGAGGTCGCGAAGAAGGCCAAGGAATGGCTCGAAGGCGGCAAGTGGACCACCCAGCAGCTCGCGCAGAAGGTCAACTCCTACAGGGTCAAGAACAATATCAACGTAACAGAAAAGAAGGAGGACGCAAATGGCTAACTACTCCGCAGTAATCCTCTCCACCGCTCTCGCGGAATCCAAGGAGAAGCACACACCTTCCGTCAGGCTCCAGCTCCACGCAACCAACAAGCTCGAGACCGAAGAGGAAGTCGACAAGAACTTCATCGCCGACCTGTGGCTCTCCGACAAGGCCGTGGAGCGCACGGTCAAGACCCTCCGCGAACTCGGTTTCCAGGGAAGCTCCATGGCGGACCTGAACTATCCCGAGGCCATGCAGGGCCTCCTCTGCGAAATCTCTACGGAGATGAAAGAGTACAACGGCGAGACGAGCGAGAAGGTGAAGTTCATCAACAAGCCCGGTTCCTTCGCCAACCGTGGCCTGAAGGCTGCGAGCGACGATGTCGCAAGGACAATCGCGCAGCGCTTCGATGCCGCCCTCCGCACGGGCAAGTACCACAAGCCGGCGACACAGCAGGCGGCATACGGACGTACGCAGGTGCAGAAGACCAACCCGTACGCACCGAAGGCGCAGCCCGCTCCCCAGGAAGAAGAGGGCGACGACCTGCCGTTCTAACGATTTGTCCGGAGTTCCAGTCCGGAAAATTGGGGACGAGGGCGGTTGATGATTACGTCCTGTTTGACGCGCGGCCGGACGCGGAGAGCCCCGACTCCGGCACAAGCCATGGTAGCTCAATTGGTAGAGCGGTCCCTTTGTAAGGGAAAGATGAAGGTTCGAGTCCTTACCTTGGCTCTCTGGCTACCACACCATAGATAAGCTCAAAACAACCCACAAGGAGGCCTAAATGGCAAGCAAGAAGAAGACGCTCACCGAGGAAGAAATCCGCGAGGATACCGTCCCCGAAGGCGCAAACACGGAAGTTCCCGAAACTCCGGAGACCCCGGAGACCCCGGAACCGAAGAAGGAACGCCCCCCGAAGGACTACGTCCAGAAGGCGCTCGAGCTCGTCAAGAAACAGCGCGAGGGCGACGGATCGCAGGAACTGTTCGTTGTGGAACAGAGCCTCGTCGAAGCGCTCCGCTTCATCGAGAAACACGAAAAGAAAGGAGGTGCATGATGCCCTGTGGCGGTAAGAAAACCGGCGGCAAGAAGCCCCCGAAGAAGTAACTGAAGTCTCCCTCCCTCCACCGACATCTTGGCCTACTACTTATCGAAACAGGGCAGGGAGACACATGGAAGATTATCCTAATTGGTAAGGAGTCCCTTTGCTAAAGGGATGCGGGAAACCGCTTGGATGTTCGAGCCATCCATCTTCCGCTAAAACAACAACACTAAACAAAAGGATACAACAAATGGAACGAATCGAACGCGGATGGGCTGGGCACTTCATTTGCGGACCTGACTGCAACTGGCGCAGAAACACCCTCATTAAGAACGACGACGGGAGAATGATTGTAGTCTCTAGTGTCGGCGCACTCCCTCAACGTGACCCGTACGGAAACAGAAAAGGATGGAATAGCATCGGGGCTTTCAGATGGTACGAAACGACGGCCTTCGTCGCCAAGGTTGACGGCGACTATATCGAAGCAGACGTACACAAGAAGATTTCCACATACGACGGAAAATGGCAAATTGACCGAGAGCCGGACGGAAAGACGGAACTGGAAGCTGAAAAGATGCACGAGGACTTCGTGGCATTCGTGATGGAACACTTCGACGAATGCCATGCCGATGGCGAGAACTACGGGAGGGACGAATAATGCAGAGACAATCGCAGAACGCAGGAATCCTGCAAGCATTGAAGGAAGGAGCGAAAATTACCCCGATGGGAGCGCTCCGCCGCTTCGGTTGCTTCCGCTTGAGCGCACGGATAGCGGACATCCGCAAGATGGGGTACAAGGTGAAGACGCGCATCGTATCGCGCAACCGCAAGAACTACGCGGAATATTATTTGGAGGCGTAAAATGAGCGAAATTAGAACTAGGCTACAAGGCGGCACTCCGTTTTTTCCGAATATGCTAAACAACGGGAAGGTGGAGGTGTGCCTCAAGGAAGATGTGGACAAGTCTCTCGCCGAGAAGGATGCGGAGATTGCGAAACTCAAGGAGAAACTTGAGGACGTGAAGGCCACGGCATACGCAGAGAGCGTAGACGCTGGTATGCGTTAGCGCAGGCTAAAGAGTGCGCTGTACAAGGCGTGTGCTAATTGGGCGCATCACCGAGTATTCGTTCGATTTAATGCCAACGAGAAGAGGTGGGAGAATATGGAACGCAAATGCCTAGCAATGGCGGAGAAGTGGAGGTAAATCATGACACAGAAAGAACTGAACAAGATTGTCGAGCGGCACCAGCATTGGCTGCATGAGGACGTGGACGGATGGGAAGGGATGCGAGCCAATCTCGCGGGCGCCAATCTCGCGGGCGCCAATCTCGCGGGCGCCAATCTCGTGGACGCCAATCTCGTGGACGCCAATCTCGTGCGCGCCAATCTCGTGGACGCCAATCTCGCGGGCGCCAATCTCGCGGGCGCCAATCTCGTGGACGCCAATCTCGTGCGCGCCAATCTCGTGCGCGCCAATCTCGCGGGCGCCAATCTCGCGGGCGCCAATCTCGTGGACGCCGACAAATTCCGTCTTGGCAAGGTGCTGGACGAGCCGCTCACCGGCTACAAGAAAACGCGCGAAGGCGTGGTTATTACGGCAGAGATTCCTGCCGGCGCCATCGTCTTCTGCATCAACGGCAGCAAGTGCCGCACCAACCGGGCGAAGATTACCGATATGGCAGGACACGAAATTCTACACTCGCAGTACGACAACTCGTTCGAGTACCGCCTCGGGCAGGAAATTGAAATCAAGGACTTCAACCTGATGTACAACGTGGAGTGCGCCAGCGGGTTCCACTTCTTCCGCACCCGCAAGGAAGCCGAGAACTAC